CTTGACCTCTAGCATATTTCACAGATTGTGTAGAATTCTCCACTTTCCATGGACACTTAACCACTAAATCCAGCCAACATCGAGTGATGTCGGAATTGAACATATTACTATGAACAATTTCTTGTAATTGCACGGGAAACCGGTCTGTCCAGTTACTACAATCGTAGAACACGTCACCGACTTTCAACCTTTCAAACATTCTATTGAATCCTTTAGAATGAGAGAAGTAGTCACAAGACTGTGGGTATAATTTCATTGTTGCCTGAACGAGATGTCGTTCAGATGGCTCTAAAATTATTTGAGTCCAATAATCAACTATTGCGATGGTCCTAGCTTTGTGTCCCGAATCCGGGATACCGACTAGTTTCCTCAGTTTAATTTCCTCCAATTGTTCCTTTCGGAATTCTTTGAAAGTCATTTTACTTTTGCTTGGTTGACGGGACTCATATGCCTTTTGCAATAAAATCTCGTAATGTTTTGATTGACCTAATACATATTTGTATAAGTCTTCATTACCAGTTAATTCACACAAATTTTTAAATTTTAGTGAAAACCTTTTAGAATTGAGAAGCTTAAAAGCCTCCTTCTTAGAGGATTTGTAGGCAAGTTCACCGTTAGGTCCCTTCTTTGATTGATCAATATTCAGTTTGGTATGCCAAACTGGTTGTTTGATAACATTGTTATTAGCAAACTTACTAACAACAAAATCCTCAAAGTCCTTGAGAAAATCAGGACAAATGGGATCAGAGGGCCTAGTGATAGATTCTAAGGATATATCTTTAAAATCTTCACATAAACGATTTACGTTAAGGAGAGATCTTAAGATTTGGTCACAAACGTGTCCTATCTCTGTTCGATCTCTTGCATTGAAGAAAAGTGGTCTACACGACTGAAAAGCCGTTGGCCACCTATCTATTACACCCGTAGAACTACGGGGAGTGAAGACATCTTTATGTCTATCCCTTGGGGTTTCTAACAATTGAATACAATAATTAGTAACCTCTTTGTAAAAAGTGAAGCAAAATGGAATCCTATTATGCCTCACCAGATTGTTATGGAAATGAATAATCTCCTTTAAACAATCATCAATGCTTAATAGTTTTAGACGAGAGTCTATTACTATTCCTTTCTTTTCCAGTTGTAATATATTACTTTCTAGAAGAGTCTTAAGTACCTTAACGAAGATACTCGTATCCTGCACTATTTCACCAAACCTAGGGTTTGTAGAATTGACAGTGTTAGTTCCTGAATCCGTAAGAGGCATATTTGCCTTTTGGATTTTTGGCGATTTCACGACTCTACTATTGCCTATCATTTCAGCAATAGCCTTTAGTTGAGATCTAGCTTTGCCGGATTTCTTTGCTTTTTTTAAAAGTTTAAGAAGTTCTGACTCAGTTAAATCTGATAAGGGGTCTTTATAAACCATAAATTTAATTTTTTATTTGGTTTTCCCAAAAGGGAAGAAGACTTTAAGCAAAATGTGTATGTATAATTTTTCAATATAACATAGCATTAAGCCGATAATTGGTAACCCAGATACCACCTTGTCATCGGTTTCGTTCTGAAGAGACCTTCAATACTAAAGAATGTCATATCTGACACCTTTAAACCTTGATACTCTAGCTCACTGAAAAGTAAAATAGAATACTTAGATTAACCATG